GTTTCCCCTACGGTTGCGCCCCGAAGGGCGTAAATTTTCTATTTCATCGTTCTCCGGTGGGTTGTCGGATCGTGTTCGATATGATCGTGCTCGTCGGTTGAATTTAGCGATGTTTGATATACCGTTCGATCTATCGTATAGATTGGATTGGTCAATGAGAAAGAAGAAGAGGAAGTCTGGGAACATGTGTGACACTGGAGTTGCGGGTTGTTTGCTCGCTGATCCCCGTGTTGCACTTGCTCCTCACATCAGATGGCAGCGGACCCGTTGTTGGGAATCACGTTACGCACATTATTGTGCTCAAACGCCTCTCTTCCACGGTTTCCGGGTGACGCCTCGCCGTTCACTCGTTATTCGTGCCCTTTGGTTGTCTAAGATTGGTTTTCGCCGAGACGATGAGTCTGTTCGATGCCTATGGGACATGTATCGTGTTCTATGGGCTGCTCTTTCGTCCTGCATTAAGCCTGTCCAAGCTTCCAAAGGTCCGCTTGTTAACGGGTTTCGGCGGGCGTTCCCGCCTGATGTGAAACATGCCACGATGGTGGGAGACGCGTCCATCGCCTTTCGACAACTGCGACAGGTCGAGGAGCTTTGGTGGCGTGTTATCAGTGAGATCTATGAGTCTTGGGCTGTTCCGCCCTCTCATGCTGATGCACGCCACGAGGCTGCTAAGACCTTTAAGCGGTTGTGTCAAGAGTCAGGTGCTTTACATCATTTGGTGTATGCTCTTTCACCTGTTCTCAATATGGCTCCGAGGGCGATGATTCATGTTCTTTCGTCGTTGCCGAGGGCCTTGCCGCGGTGCCCCGGAGATAAGCGGCAGCACGAGATTGAGTTGCGCCAGCGTTTGCTACGGCCTTCGCGTCCTGGTCCCATTGATGATATTTATCAGTGGGCCCGTTCGTGGGGTCGTAAGTATCGCCCGCGTCGCTCCTTGTTTGAGCTACCTTTGAGTGTGTCTGCCACGTTCAATAGGTCGGTTAAGGATGGTGGCTTCCTTGGAGAGCTCGTTGATGGCGAGTTCTTCCATGGAGAAGTCCCTCTCCCTGATTGCGTATATGAGTATATTCACTCCGACGACGCTTTTCGTGTTTGTCGAAGTTATATTGCTTTTGTGCGGGCTTGGCGTGCTTCTCTAGCTGCCCGCCACTCTGGAACACTGCTCCGCGGGCGCGTTGAGGTTGTCCCTGACAAGGGTAGTAAGGTACGCGTTGTCACACCTGCGTACACTCCTATTCTTGTTGCGGCTCATTTCTTGCGTTCGCGGGTGTTTCCGTACTTATTTAACGATAATAGGGTTGCTCGTTCGCTCTCTTCTGCGCGTTCCGAACATTGTGTTCGTCTTGTTCGTGACGGGTTGAGGAAAGGTTGGGTCCCTATATCGTTGGATCTGTCTACGGCAACAGACTTGATGCCTTTTTGGTTTGGCCGGACGGTTCTTAAAGGGCTATGGCCCCATATAGCTCCAAGCGGTGTATTGGCCGAGGCTGCCGCGGGGATGTGGCCAGCGTGTTTGTCGTCTGCACTATTGACAGATAGTATGGGCGATTATCGTTCTGTCCGTGGGATCCTCATGGGTATGCCGGCCTCTTGGTTCTTTCTTAATGCTCTCAACCTCTATGCTGTAGATACCTGTAATCGCGTTACGGGTATCAATGTTGATGCTCTGGTCAATGGTGATGATCTGTTGGCCGTTGCACCTGTTCATTGGTACGAACAGTTGCGTTCCATTCTTGTTTCGTTGGAAGTGCAAATTAATGAATCCAAGACCTTGATCGGTGATTATTGGGTGTTTTCTGGCGTTTACGGTTTCCGTGAAGAGTTGTTACCTTCCTTTTCATGGTTGTCGTTGCGCCATGTTGACGCCCCTAATCAGGACCTCAATGAGCCTGAGGTTCCAACGTGGGTCAAGGCTGGTGCCATTATTGAGCATAACGCCAATGGTCCGTGTGGACGCCAGTTATGTCGCTCAATGACTTACGCGACTATTGGCTTACGCTCGTGGGTCAAGCGCTTGAACCTCCCTGCCTACCTTCCTCGGAAGTTGGGTGGTTGTGGTTTGCGCTCGATCAACGGTCGTTACGATAGGTTGTCTCTATGCCAATATAGTGCATATGCTTCATCTGTCGTAGACGGTTTAGAAGGTCTCGGTTATTTCGACTGGAGTTACAAAGAGGGCCCGCCCCCTGTTTGTGATATCGAGCCGATATCGGCCGGGCATTCTTACCGTCTAGTCAATATGGTGACCGACGATTACGATGAATCGACGATCCTTCACGACAGGAGGGAAGTAGAGCGCCGTTATGCTGCAGTTCAGGTTTCTGATATGCTGTCGCAGATCGGTCCTCTACCAGTCGAAGATTGGAGGTGGTCTCCCTCCAGGTACCGTCGCCGCTACTGGGAAGCGGTTCGGCGGTATGCCGGATGCCCTCATAAGGTTTGTCGAAATAAACCTGTTGAGGATTGTCACGAATCTGAGACTGACATGGAACCGTACGAGGTTATCGTGCGGGTGTGTGAAGACCTTTCAAGCAAGAACTGGGCTCAAGTGCTCCCCGGCGGTATTGACCGTGGATGGGCCGCTGTAGGTGAGTCGTACGTTTGTCCTGAACGACTTGACCTAGATCTTGTTTGGAAGGGTACGGTAGATAGAGCAGTTCGAGCGATCGCTCGATGGCGTGGTTTTAAGGGTGATTCGCGTGATATGCGTGTACGGTCAACCGTATTCCGCGAACTCCTTGTCCGCGTCATTGAAGAGGCGCTCCGTCCCTGAACCCTTACCCCCATGAGGGAGGCGCT